CAAAGTGTAAACGAGCCATCCAAAGATCCAGCAGACAACCAATTATGGTATCACACAACTGTTGACGAAGTTGATATATTAATACACAACGGAACAACATGGACTGGATATCAGAATGTTTCTTCAGACGCTAGAGGATTTAATTTATCATCAACAGATCCAAAAGGTCCTATCATTTCAGCAAGTGAGCCAACAACACAATCAGATGGCACAGCACTTGTTGATGGAGACATTTGGTTAAGCACAGCGGATCTAGAAGAGTATCCAGATTTATACAGATATGATTCATCACAACCAGATGGACAAAAGTTTGTGTCAATTGATAACACAGACCAAACATCACAAGATGGTGTTTTATTTGCTGACTTCCGTTATCATTCAGATGGTACAAAAGATATCATCAGCGAAGAAACATTGATCACTGACTTGTTGACATCTACATATCTTGACATTGACAAACCAGAGCCAGCACTGTATCCAAAAGGTATGCTTGGATTTAACTTGAGAAGATCAGGTTATGCTGTCAAAAAGTTTGTAAAGAACTATTTTTCAAGAACAAACTTTGCATCAACAACTGTGTATCCAACACTTCCAACTGAAAAGGATGCTTGGGTTAATGCATCTGGATTAAAAACAGATGGATCACCTTTCATGGGCAGAAAAGCACAGAGAAATGTAATTGTTGAAGCATTGAAATCAAGTGTAGAATCAACCACAGCACTAAGAGAAGAGCAAAGAGAGTTCAACTTGTTAGCAGCTCCTGGTTACCCAGAACTTATAACAAATCTAGAGACACTTAATGCAGACAGAAAAGAAACTGCATTTGTGGTAGGCGACACTCCGTTCAGACTTGAACCAAACTCAACAGCAGTCACAAACTATGCTAATAACACAGCAGGGGCTGCCGACAACGGTGAAGACGGATTATTAACAACAAATTCATTCACAGGTGTGTACTATCCATCAGGATTCACAACAGATCTAGCAGGAGAATCAGTGGCAGTTCCACCATCACACATGATGTTGAGAACAATTGCATCCAATGATCAAGTTGCATTTCCATGGTTTGCACCAGCAGGCATAAGACGTGGTGCAATAGACAATGCTTCATCAGTTGGTTTCATCAACTCAGAAGGTGAATTTCAAACCACAGCAGTAGCAGAAGGATTAAGAGATGCACTACAATCAGTGAACATTAATCCAATATCTTTTGTAACAGGGTCTGGACTTGTAGCATTTGGGCAAAAGACAAGACAACTTACAGCATCAGCACTTGACAGAGTTAATGTTGCAAGATTGGTTGCGTTTACAAGACTACAATTAGACAAAATTGCAAGACCATTTATCTTTGAGCCGAATGATGCATTGACAAGAAATGAGATAAAACAGTCAATTGAATCATTCTTGTTAGAATTAACAGCACAAAGAGCACTGTTCGACTTTGCTGTAGTGTGTGATGAATCAAACAACACACCAGCAAGAATTGACAGAAACGAACTGTATGTCGATGTTGCAATTGAGCCAGTCAAAGCAGTTGAATTTATATTCATACCAGTTAGATTGAAGAACACAGGAGAAATAGCAGCTCAAGGCCTTTAAAGGTACAAGTTGACGAAAGGACAAATGAATAGTAAATATTCATACTAGGAGAAAAAGAAATGGCAGTATCAACACTATCAAAATTTACAGTACCACTAGCAAGTGATCAATCATCAGGCTCACAAGGCCTATTAATGCCTAAACTACAGTATAGGTTTAGAATTGTGCTTGAGAACTTTGGTGTGTCTACTCCTAGATCCGAGCTCACCAAACAGGTCGTGGATGTAACTCGTCCAAACATAACATTTGATCAAATCACACTTGATGCATACAACTCAAGAGTGTACATGGCAGGCAAACACACATGGGATCCTATCACATTGAATGTCAGAGACGATGTCAACAACGAAGTTACAAAACTTGTTGGCGAACAGTTGCAGAAACAATTTGACTTCTTTGAACAGTCAAGTGCGGCATCAGGACAAGACTACAAGTTCACAGGTAGAATTGAAATGCTTGATGGTGGCAACGGAGCCAACACTCCAACTGTGTTAGAAACATATGAACTGTATGGCTGTTACCTAGACAACGTGCAGTATGGCACACTTGCTTATGCAACATCAGAACCAGTGCAGATTACAATGTCAATTAGATATGACAATGCAATCCAAACACCAAGAGGTACTGGTATTGGCACAGCAGTAGCAAGAGCAGTTTCAACAGCAGCTACCGGCGCTTAATACTCAACTCAAACTTTAACGTTTCGCAGTTTAAAACTGGCACGATTTTGATGCCATAAATATTACATATGAACTGGCGTAACAACTTTCTAAAACAATTAATTGGTGGTGACACCATGCGAGACTTTCAGCATGCGGCCAGATTGTACACAGATCAATCATTTAGACTTGCACCAAAAAATAGATTTTTATATCATGTGGTGTTTGATATCAATCCACTGGCTGTGGGTAAGTCAATTAATCAAAATGAACAGTTAGAACTGGGCATGATTGTCAAACGCTGTGACTTGCCATCTTATAATTTTAATGTTGAACAAAAAAACAAGTACAATTTCAAAGACTATGTACAAACAGGCATCCAGTATCAGCCTGTGTCAATTGTGTTGCATGATGACATGGGCGATGTTGCCACAGCATTTTGGAAGTCATACTACCAACACTATATTGTTGATACAAATCAGTCTGAAACCAGATACAAAGCAGGCTACACATCACCCAACGGATATGGCAGTTTCAGATTTGGATTAGACACAGGCAACAACGAAAAATTTTTTAATTCAATTTCAATATTCCAATTGAGCAGAGGACTGTTCACTGAATACAAAATGATGAATCCAATCATCAATGATTGGTCAAATGGTTCAATGGACCAAACTGATGGAGCTGGTCTAAACGAACATGCTTTTTCAATTTCATATTCAGGCGTGTTGATGCGTAATGGTGAAATTGGTGTGGATCCACAAGGCTTTGCACAGTTTCATTATGACAAAACACCATCACCCAACGGCACTGGGGGTGACACTGTGTTTGGTGTGCTGGGCGGAATCACAAACACAATCAGTTTGCTTTCTTCTGGCAACATACTAGGTGCTGGTCTGTCTGCACTTAATACGTATGGAAAAATTAAATCAGGTAAAGCAGTGAGGGGAATAGATGAAGAGATCATAGGCATTGCCAAAGATGCAATTAGATCTGGAACTAACAACATTGGAGCAACATCCAAACCTGGTGTGTCATTCCCTAAAAATATCAAACAAAAACGTGTCAACAACAAAGCCACAAACAAAGGCCAATCTCCCACGTCAGTTGAAGCAGGAAAAATAGTGCTGAACTCCAAACAAGCAAAATCTTTTCTCAGCAACAACTTTGAAGCAAAAGAAAAATTTGCGAAATTTGTAAGTTTTAGAATCAGCACTAATATTGATCCAAATGATGTTGATGCAAGTTGGAGTCAACTCACACAAAGCGAACAAAATTCTTATATAGATAATGCAACAAACGTTATTAGCACAATGATCAACAACAAGCAAATTCAATACCAGGTTGAAGAAAGTGAATACAAAAAATTTATCGAAGCACCACTTGCAGAACAAACTGTGGCAACAGTCAACACCAACGATGCAGGTGTAGGTCAAGGACTGTCAGTGAATTCAATAACTGGTTCAAAAGGATACACATACAATGGCTGAAACAAAAACTCCTGTGTCTAATTTGGGTGTCAGTGCTCAATCCAAAACACAGTCTATGGTACAATTCCTTAGTGGGCTAGAACAAGACAGAACAGAGATCAATGGAGGCCAATATGATGCTGCCATTGCATTTTTTAGAAACAAAGGTTATGATGTTCAAGCCAGTGAATCCATTGCTTATGTATTAATGAAACAAGCCAAAGTGGACAATGCAAACGTTTTTTCAGTGTTGGACACACTGAAAGGTGCAACAGATTTGGAACTGTCTCAACTAGTGGCTGAAATACTCAATGCATACAGATATAAAACTTCTGTACTAGGTTACAAAAATGACAGAAGCACACAGAGTCATATCACAAGAAACATAAAGGCTTAGCATGAACCGTTGGTCTCAAGGTTTGTACCAACCAAAAAATCCAAACAAGTATGTTGGCAAAAAAACACCCAAGTACAGATCATCTTGGGAATTTGCATTCATGAGATTCTGCGACAACAATCCAGGCATCATGCAATGGGCATCTGAGAGCATACAGATACCATACAGAAATCCTCTTAACGGTAAGAACACAATATATGTGCCAGATTTTTTCTTGGTGTATCAAGACAAAACAGGCAAACGTCAAGGAGAATTAATTGAAGTCAAACCCAACAATCAAGCCAAACTTGAATCAGTGGGCAAAAATAAACAAAACCAAGCGGCTTAC